CCGCCATATCAGCCGCAAACGAACCTTCTATCTTGGATATGCTATCTCCATAGTTCGCCAGTATTGCTTCGCGTATGGCGTTCTTGTCCATATTTTCATACATTGTTGTAGTTCACCTCTATATCCGTATTGCCGTATGACGTTACTGCTGTACAGCGTATCGTAAGCGTACTGCCATCAAATTCCGCGTGCGCATCGGCTATGCCCGATATGTCAGGATGCTGCACAAGGCATTCACGTACATATCTCACCGCTTCCGCTTCCTTAACTTCGCGTATCCATTGCTGCCCAGCAAGCGTCATTATTTCGCATCCGTAGTTCCAGCTATAAATGTCGTGCAGGAATCGCTCTGTATGCAGCGCACGCCATGCCCAGCTTTTTACCGCCTCAAGCCCGCTAACTATCTCCGGCTCCCCGTTTGCGCTAAAGCGTGGCATATTTGCAGCATAATCCCATGCTATATCACGATATTCAATTCCGTCAGCCTGTTCCGCTATGTGTAATGCCGGCTGAATAAACGGATATATATTAGCCATTTGCCGCCACCACCTTGCATATGACATAGTAAGCCTGCATATCTGTACTCGGTATTATAAGCACCATATCGCCCTCACTAAGCCCCATTTTCTCGGTTATAGCTTCGTTCTTGGCAATCGTGTTGGCATTGGCCTGTACTGTCCCGTTGACGGCATAAGCGGGCATTTTAAGCGTTATTTCCCGTTTATAATCCTTCATCAGCTCAGCATTTATATACAATGCTTCTCCGTCTATATCCATGCCAGCGCAGCTTATCACAAGAGGGGTAGTGCTTTTTACGGTTCCCGTCATACAGCCGCCACTTTTAGGCCCATTCCCCTCTGCCGTCTTCCCCATCATCTCGGCCATGCCAAGATATGGATTTTCATTCTTTTCCATATATGTTTATTTCCCCTGCTTCATATTGGAACCATATAAATAATCCCAAGGTTCACTCTGAGTTTTCTTCTTGTTGTTCCCTTTGGATATTGCCTCACCTGCGGCTTTAGCGTCCATCGTAGCTTCCCATGCAAGCGTAAGCTTATTTGTATATAGGCCATTTTTCCACGTATGCACATCTGACGCAACATAGAATTTCCCATACAAGCCCGTGAACGGCTCATATACAAATACAGCATTACCCGATATACACTCGGCATTGCCTACATTCGTTACCGTCGCATTGCGTTTGAGCGCATTCTTTCGTATCATTTCATTCGCGGCCGCTATCGATTCTGCCCGCGATGACGATTCGATTATTATCTCGCGCATCACTCCCATGGTCGTATCACCCGTAACGGTTTGCTTCAATTTGCCGCTTGCATCATATATAGCGATCTGATTTGTTATATTCTCGCCAGATTCGCTGTATGATGCATCCATAAGGTTTTCACCGCCGCGTATTACAGCCGCAATATATGCGCCCTTTTCTATCACGCTTACAGCATTGCCATCCACACGCAGCATATACGCATTGCCATTTTGCGCAGCAGCCAAAGCATAGCCCGTCATTACCGCCTCGTATAGCGTCACGTTCATAAAATATCTGCTAAAGGTATACCCCGTAGGCACAAGTGTGCCTACGTTCATTCCATTCGCAGTCAGAAATGCTTCTGCAGCCGCCTCGGCTGTCATATTCTTAATTTTCTGGACTATCTTGTTCCGTTTAACGTATATTCCGCAATCCTTAGCAGTTATAGTAATTGTGCTGCTCGCCGTAGACCTTTGCACGGACGTAATAATGCCGTTAAAGCTCTGCCCATCTGCCTCAAATGCAACCATATCACCCGCATTCATCGGTACAGCCGGTATGTTGCTATCAGTAGGTGATTGTACTATATTGGCGCTCAATGTGCGCGCGCACTCCTTCTCGCTGCCACTCGTAGTTATAGTAGTGGCAAGCTGCGTAACATCAATATCGTTTATTCTCAGTTTCATTGTCTTATACTTGGTAGCCGCAGCGCATTACGTCTGCTGTATATATTGTTCATATCATTTGCGCCGGCAATAAATTTTGCCTTATTCTTGTCGCCATAAACCTTATCCGCCACTATAAAAAGGTTCTCGCCCTTTTCAGGCGTATATACATCCGGCAGTTTTGGATAACGGTCTATCGAACGCCCGGAAGATGCGCTCACATGGCGATATTCAGCCATTCTCAGCGTATAATACACATCTCCGCTGCCGTCTTTTTCGCCGTAGCTTATGCTCTCTATAAGCACCGGCACATTAACATCGGACCCTGTAACAAGCCAGCGCACCACCTTGCGTGACGCTGCCCATTTCTTGAACTTTGCTACAAGCGCATACGGGGTTATATCATCGGTTACAGCAAAACTATATCGTTTTGCTGGAAATATGCCGGATATGCTTATACTATCAAGCGTTGGGTATCCGGCTATGCGTATATCGCCAATGGCATGGATATTTATAGTTTCTATTCGTATGCCGCTGCTCACCTCAAACGTTTCCGGCGTAATCGGCAAAATAAGACTTCCGTCAAAGCAAAACTTGGCTATGCTCATACAAGGCTCACCTCTCCTATATATCCTGATTGGGCATCCGCTATTTTATGGTATAGTTCAGTAGCAATCCGGTCTATGTCGGCATCTTCGCGTACCGTAAACTGATTCCCGCTTATGATTATCTGCCCACCACCGGCGCTATCCTGTGCGCGGGCCTGTGCAGCCGTAAGCACGCGTTCGCCTTCGTGCAGCGTGGCAACAAATCCATCATACGGCACACGTTCAAGGCCGTAAGCGTGACGGCTGCTGTGCTTTGCCGTCTTATTGCGGTTCCCGTACATTTCTCGCTTTGTTCGTTCAGGAACAGCAGCCCAATTAACGCTGTTGTCGCCGCCCAGTCCACTATTATCTATTCTTGCAGCAATAAGCCCCTTGTCAAATTCCAAGCCAAGCGAATAACCCGCATCATAATACGCATCTGCCATTTCAATGCGAATCTTGCTTATAAGCTCCTTGTCAGCTTCCAACTGGCGTTGATACCTATCATTCTGATAGTAATCTGCTTGTGCTTTTGTTCGAGCTTCTTCTATCATGCGCCCTTTATTAACATCATCCGCCTCCGCAAATTCATCAGAGTTCATTACATCATCGAGTGCTTCACGCAAAAGCCGTTCTTTTTCGTTTTCAAGACTTGCTTGCCATTCGCCAACGAGGCGGTTAGCTTCTTTCATTTTGTCACCAGAGTCACCTGAAAGCCAATCTATTTCAGCCTGTATGCCAAGTTTGCGCTGCTCGTTATAGCCTTCGCCCATAGCAACATCCATTTCATCCTGCATGCCTTGCAGTGTAGATGTCAAGCCGGCATAAGTTTTTGCCTGTTTCTCCATGCTGCCGGCAAAATCGGCGCCCATATAATCCGCTAATGCTGCCGCTGCCTTTTCGCCCGGCACAAGTCCTTTGCTTACCATCTCCTGCACTTCTTTGTTCGTCTTGCCGGATGCTGCTGCAAGATAGTCCCATACGGGTATGCCTCGCTCGAGTAGTGGATTAAGGTATTCCATAGTCACCTTGCCAGTTGACTTCATGCGGCCCAAATATGTCGCTATTGCAGACATGCCAGATTGGTCCAAGCCAAGTGCCGCACCTGCATCTCCTATCTTTTGCATTGTAGGCAGCAACTCGTTTACTTTATATCCGTATGTTTTCAGCACCTTACTCATACTGGTGAGGTCATCGAACATAAACGGTGTCCTATTGGCAAAATCAGTTACATTCTGTATGAATCTATCCGCTTCTTTCTCGTCTCCAAACAACGTAGCAAACGACATATGAGAAGTTTCTCGATTTGCAGCTAAGCTTGAGCCATTATCAAGTGCTTCTGCCTGTGTCTGTTTAATATCGTTATAAGTATCTTCCACAACAGACTTGAACGCATCGTCTTTCGAGCTAAACTGCTGCGTGAATGCCTTGATAGCTCCGGCGCCGGCACCCACGGCCGCACCTACGGCCGTGCCAATTCCGGGTACAACCGAACCAAGGGCGGCGCCGGATGCGGCACCGCCTGCTATTGATGTTATCCAGTTGCCAATCTGTTCGCCTGCCGCCGAAGTCACAAGCGTTCCCGCGAGTTCCCCACCGGCGCTGCTAAGCATGTTAAAGAGTCCTGCTTTAGATAGCTGAGACAGTACTCCACCTTCTCCGCCTCCGCCGCTGCTTCCCATACGCGCATCTGCCTTCGACATCGCCCCAGTAAGATTGTCCATATCACGCTGAGTGCTTCTTATGGATTTCGATACAGCATCGAGATTGGCCTTCACGTTATCGTAGTTCATTTCAGCCGCCATATAAGCCGCCCGCGATTCAGCATCACCAAGTTCAAGGAATCTCTTTTTTGCTTCCGCAAGTTCCTTTTTAGTCTGCGTAAGGTCAACTTTAAGCTGAATTTTACTTTTATTCAGATTGTCAAGGTCTTTTTGCATCGCTTTAAGGTCTTTGCGGAATGCGGTCTGCGTTTTCTGCATTTTCATAATGGCCTCAGAGTAGTTATCCTTAGCCGTTATCATTATGCTTACATCTGCTCGTGCCGCCATGGGCTTATTTGCTCCTTTCTAATATCTCATCCACAAATGCCCGCAGCATTATCTTTTCGCCCGTTGGCATATCATAATACTGCCCCGGAAGTATGTTATGCGTATGGAATAGATACAGCATAAACTCAAATTCCGGGGTGTTCCTCAGTTTTTTCTTATGTTCTTTATGCTTTCCTCACCAAAGCCGCTAAGGTCAGTTATGGCGTTATACAGGTTCACAACCTCGCCCGGCAAAAACAATGCATTAACGACCTCAACGGGCGTAAGTCTTGCACTTCGGCTTGCAGGTTTAAGCATATCCGCAATGCGTATATCCGCTAATTCCGGGTCAATAGTGGCCTTCAATATCACATGCGCCCTAAAATCATCCTTGGGCAGCTCGTCAAATTCTCTTGCCGTCAATGCACGTATACGAACTACAAACGATTCGCCTGCCATTTCCGTAAGCCGTGACACCTCTATTTCTGCTGTAGGTATTTCAGTCAACTTTTTGCCGCATCCAAGCAGCATATCAATGCTATCCATATTTTTTACCTTTCTGTAATAGTGTCTACCAGCTCATAATCCTCAAACGCAAACGGCGCTTCCACCTTGCCTATCTCGCCTACCTTCCAGTCGGCAAGAGTAAGGTCGTCAAATGTTACTCCGCTCAACACTATTCGTTCTGCTCCATACGCATCGGGGTCGTCAAGTTTGCTGATTATAGTAAATGCCGGGTCTGTTCCAGCCTTTACCTTGCTAAGAGCTTCCGCCATGCGAGATGTTACCTTATACATGCTAAGGCTTCCCGTGCCTTCTATACTCATCAGTTTTCTGCCGCTGGTCAGTTTGCGACATTGCCTTATCTGTTCTCGGTTGAATGATACCTTGGCCTGCAATCCATCCGCCTCGGCTACGTATGCACCGTCAAGCCATACCTCGCCCCAAGTTCCCGATATTATTCTGCTTGCCTTATCCATATTATCCTCCTGTTAAAACTCCATGTTGATCGCCACGTCTTCTATCGCATCCAGCATGCGTATGCTTCCGCATATGAATACCTGTTCATCAGTATCGGCCGTCTTGATTTCGTCATCCGTCATATTCGCAACATTATCGCCGCGCGCCTTCAGATACGCCCGCTGCGCATCAATATCTATCTCCATAGTCGATTTACCGGATTGCAATATTCCTTCCGCTTCAAGTTCTTTCAGATAAGCAAGATATGCAGATATAAGTACAACCTTGTTATCATAGCTGTTAGCAAGTTTACCTATATAATTATCCTGCGTAAGTACGCGCAGATCGCGCTTGATTATGTCAAGCGTCTCACTTAGCTTTATCTTTTTGAGCAGTTTACTCTTGTTCGTTGTAGTAGTAAGCGAAGTTATGCCGCGCCCAAGCTTCACCTTTATGCCGTCATGTACAAGTATCAACTTGCCCGCATTTATAGCCGTATTCGCTTCTTCCTTCGACATGCGTTTAACGTCTGACACTTCAGGCAATATTGTGTTGGTAATGGACTGCTTCAGCGGCGTACCCGCGATTATCCCGGCGATTCGGCTGCAAAACGCCTCAGTATCATAAGTTGTGCTGCCAACCTTTATATCTTCAGCGGCAAAGTTCACTATGCTTTCGCTGTCCGCAGCTACATTCGGCAGGACCGCCTTATATATCTTATCGTAGTCTGCACGCTGCGTTGCTATCCACGTCTTTATGGTAGCCGCATCAGCGGTTGACAAGTCAGGGTCACCAACAATCCAGTCAAAATCGTACAGCGCAAGACTCGCAAGCGCCGTTGCCATTGTGGTACTGGCCGTTTTAACCAAAACTATTATCTTTGCAGGGCGATTCACATTGCCAGTCAAGGCGCGCGCTATGTATGCCTTGTTATTTACGCCCAAGCCCTCTGGTATATCCGCTTCCGCTGCAATATGATATATGCCGGCCGTATTGCTTCCGGCATCAGTAAGCACCATTGCTACTATACCCTGCCCCGCACGGCGGCTCACAGCTCGCGCCGCCGAAGTAAACGTTATTGTAATGCTCGGTAATCCACTCATTTCTTTCTATCCTCCAATTTCGTTTTAACAACCCGCATCAGGTCGTATGCCTTTTCGCTTTCGTTTCGCGCTGTAGTATATAACGCATCCAGAGTTATGCATGCATAATCCGCTTGTATCTCGCCGATCTGCACATTCAGCGCAACCGCCCTATCGCCCATGCATATATATCCCGCTTCAATCACCTGCATCACTTTCCCCATAAGAGTATTAAGGTCTGACTCCGTAGAATAACCATAGTCATCCTTTACAGCAAAGCAGTTTATCTTGATTTTGGCTTTATTCTGCATCGTTTTGCACGTTATAGCAGTTCTCGATACCGATTGAAGCGAAATATATAGCGATGGACGTTCAAAGTCCTGCGGCATTTCTTCGGTATATACCTCTTTACAGTCAGCGCATGCAACTCTAAGCACGTTTTTTAATGCGCTAATTATATCATTCGTTTTTATCATATTTTCTTCCCAACAATCCGCCCGGCCATTTCATTTACAAACGCTTCACCAAGCCTTGCAAGCTTTTCGGGTAAATCACGCTTAGACGTTTGATAAAAATATCGTCCGTCAACATATGCTACGTTTGTTTTTCTTTTTCTGTTGGTGTTTGATGGACGTATACGGTGGCCACTGTTTACGTAGTTCGTAATAGCTCCCGGACTGTTTTTGCCTACAATGCCCTTCTCGGCACGCACGGCCGTATATCCGCCACCGCTGCCGACATATTTACTCTGCCATCGCTGCAAATTGCCCGTATGCCGCTGTGTGCTTCGAGATACCTCTTGCATTACAGCATTATATGCAACATCGCCCATTTGCTCGTGTAGCTTTCGCCGCATGTTTGGTGCATCTTTTAGCAATTTATCTATTCTTTTGCCAATTCTCGCGAGCTCTCCTTCGTCTATGCTCTGCATTATGCGTCCCCCGTCCAGTAAACTTCGTATGCGTTATGTGTTTTCTCCATCATATGACATTCCTGCACGCTGAAACGTTTGTCCATAGCCGCTACTATATCGCCCGTTCTAAGCGCTACCGTCTTCGGTGTTATAAGCAGCAGCCCTACATCCTGTCCAGCATACGGCGTATTATGTTCAAATCGCACATATTTTTCGGCAAATATCCCGTAAAAAGTGCCTGTATCCTCGCCTTGGCGGCGCAATATGCATTCCACCGGTGCAAGTTTAGCTACGGATAGCATAACGTAATTCATCCGTGGGCTTGTTTCAAACGTAGTTATCATGCAATGCTCGCCATCAATTTCCAACGCTGACTCAAGCCTCACAAGTCCGTTTTTGCGTATAGTAACTTTGTACCCATCCGAACTTGCGGCAAAGGCCGAATATACTATTTTTGCCGTGTATTCAACCTTTGCCCACAACCGTCCCGTCTCTCGCCATACACCGTTTTCGTACTTTAATACGGCTATAAGCCTATCCATCTCGCCCGGGTCAATAATCATATCAGGTTCCTCGCATGCATATCCAATATGCTGCATACAACGCGGTTCGCTGCCGTACCTTCGGCAACATATGAACGGTTGTCATATGCATCTTGGCATAGCACCATAAACGCAAGATATATGTCTTCATAATCGTCCAGTGTTTCGCCTTCGCCTGATTGCGGTATACCCGTATAGCTTGATATATACGCCTTGGCGGCCGCCATGGACGCATGCAAATGGTCATAATCACATGGCGCACCTTCAAGACGCAAATAACTAACTACATCATCCGCAGTTATTTCACTCAGCTTCATGGCCGATTAAGCAGACTTCATTACCAGAGTCGCAAGCCGCCTGTTATCCGATACCTTAGCATCGAACTCGAACCAGCCCACCACGCCGATAGCATGCTGTGTAGCATACTTCTCACGCAGCACCTCAATGGAAATATCTTCACGTATATTTACGCTCAGGCCGCTGTAATCGCCGTAAAGTATTGCTTTGCTGCTTGCAGCCATAGTAGGCATATTATCAGAAAGATATACAGGCTTACCAAGCAGGCGATACGGAAATTCGCTTGAAAAATCACCCTGAAGCAGATAGCGATTCTGACTGTCCTTAAGCTGCTTTATAGCAGTGAAGGTATCCGGATGCATAGTCCAGCACGCATTGCGCTGATGCCCCTGTTTCACTTTAGCCTGAAGTGCTATAAGTTCATTCGCAGTTACAGCAGTAGCCGACGCAGCGGTCATGCTGGTAGTAGTAGAAAGTGCGCCAGTTGCCGCAGAAGAACCGGAGCCTTTAAGACATTCGCCTTCAATGAAATAAGCCATTCGTTCGGCAATTTCGTTGACTATGAAGTCAGTTACGTTGAAATCGGCATTATTGCTCACGCTGCGGCCTATCAACACCAATGCGCCCGCAAGATAGCCGTCAAGGTCAACACTATCAAACTTGCCTGCATCAGCAGTCAGTTCGGTAAACTCGCTTTGATAGCCAACGCTTATATCGTGCGTAGTATTCGCCTTGTCCCAGACGGGTATCTTCAATTTGCCTTTAGTGCGGTATATCGTAGCACCTTCAAGTATGGGGCAGCGGTCTTTAACCTCCTTGATTATCTCACGCGCAATGGTGGTAGGGATTATTGCGCCATTGTTACCCATGGACACGTTCTGTTCTCCTGTGCGCATTTCAGTAACACGACCCAAGACGTAATCAGAGAACATCTGCGAATCCCTTGCCGCTCGTTCTTCCATCTCAGTATCGCCGCCGCGGGTTATCACGTTCTTACGCGCGCGTTCCTCACGGCTAATAGTTTCATCGATAGCCTTTATGGCAGCTTCCGCCGCGTCAAACTTCGCTATCTCATCAGCTGTCAGCGCCCTGTTCTCGCTGTCGGCAGAGTTTATCAGTTCATCCATTACACGCTGCTGCTCTGCCCTTTGTTCGTTCAGTTTCTTCAGTTTGTTCATTTCTTACCTCCGTTTTGTTTTTTAGTTGCTTCCACTCGTGCCCTGTAAGCCGAGTTATCAAAAAACGGAGGCTTTTCCTCCGTTATTTGCGTCTTTTGTTCTGTTGTTCGTGTTTCCAGTTCTATTTCGCCTTCCGCCCTTACCTCTACACTCGTGGCGGAATAGCACGGCGTTTTGTTTATTACCAGCGTTATATGGTCAAGGTCCAAATCCTTAACGTGCCTCAATGGCAGCTGCCCCGCTCTTTCCTCCATATCATCAACAACATTGAACATACCAAACGACCAGCCTCGTATGTCACCATTTCGCCCATGCTCAACTACTTCGGGGTCAGTTATAAGCGCATCAGCATATAATCCTATGTAATCCTCATATAGTTTGAGTGTATGTGCCTCCACACTGGCATACACGTGTGTTTCGTGGTCAACTGTAACAGTTATATTCTTTGCCCGCTCTATCGCGCGTTCAAATGCTCCCGGCTCTATCGTTTCAACAACCTTGCCACGCGGCGTAATAACCGGCTGACTCGTTTTGCCTGTAGCATTCACATATCCGCTTATGTGCGCACCATCCGCCCTTATTTCTACTCTCACATTTGCCTCCTTTTATTCCGCCTCGGCATTGCGCATTGACATTGCCTCGGTGTTCATAACGCCCGTCTTATTTGTATTAGGCGTATATATTACCTTTGTTTTCGGGTCGTAAAGTACATCTTGCAATCCAAGCTTTATCCAGTTAAGTCCAAGCGGCGCAAGGTCTTCCGCGAAACGCACCTCATCTACTTGCATAAAATTCGCGTCAAGCGCAAGTTTATATGCTTCATATCGCTCTTTTATATCGCCCTTCAGCAGTTCTTTAGTGTCAAATGCCCAATAATGGCTCCCTTTCTCCTTCTCAAGCAGCAAACTCGCATTTAGCGCACATTGTATCGTAGTCATAAGCGGTATCGCTGCGAGTTTGGCAAGTGCCGCCATATCTTTCGTCTTACCCTCCATGGTATCCACGGGGACGTGGAACAGCTTCGCAAACTCATCCGCATTAGTCTTCTTGTTCTCGTTAAGCTGCATCTCTACCGATGTACTTGAGGTTTCCTGAAAGTCAAGGCCGTCGCTAAGCACAACAACGTTGTCGCTGTCATTAGAATACATTTGTGCAAAGCCTTCTTTCAGCCTATCTATTGCCCCTTGGTCCAGTTTCTTTTTAGACTTTATAAAGCCTTTTTTATTACCGCCTTTTTTCGCAAAGTAGCTTTCAAGGCGCAGAGTTTGCATAGCCGTTTCGATTATTTTTGAGTTATCAGCAGTTATCGGCGTACCTTCTGCGCCATCACAAGTGTTGCGCAGTATTCGGATAAAATTATACGGTGCATAACGCACGCCGTCTACGCACACATCATAATCCTTGAATATGTGGTCCGTACTGTGCAGAATGGTTATGTGCCTCGAATCTACATAGTGCAGCGACACTATACGACCGCGACTGCGGTTTATATATGCGTAACCGCCGCGGCCAAGATAATAATCATGTATCATTGCGCGCCAGAACTCATTTGAGTTTAGAGTATCCCCTGTCTCATCGTTCAGCAGCCTAAGCCTTGGGTCATTTTTTACTTCATCGGTTTTCCCGTCTTTCTCAACGTAAAGCTTAATCGGGGTACTGGCAATTATTCCTGCAATAAGCTCTATACCGCTGGATATTGCCGGTATTTGCAGCGCTGTTTCTCGCGTCACTTTCTCGCTGCTTAGCAGCGCTCTAAGCAATTCGTCATCAAAACTCACCTGCCTCTCCGCGCGCCTTTCACCTCGAAATATATCAAATATTCCCATGCAATCCTCCTAAGTTTGAATAACAAAATCCATGCCATATAGGTCTTCTTGCTCTTGCAAATATACGCCATTAATAATTGCAACTACCATATCCACCTTGCCCGCTGACCGTTTTTTGTTAACGTACTTATTGCGGTTTGTGTCCTCCGTACAGCGCGCATTTTCAAAGTTTATTTCCAGCATTCTATTCTCGCTATATGCAAATTTTCTGCTGAGTATCTTTTCTTGCAGGAGTTTGGTGGGGCTATGCAGCACGCTTGAATGCTGCCGCACTTCCACGCATTCAATCCCAGCCGCTTCAAGTTTCTGGACAGTAGATATAGCGTTATAGCGGTCATATCCAACTTGCACGATAACAACCCCAAGCTTGTCCTGTAACTCCAAAATAAACTGTTCAACGAAATCATAGCCTATGACTTCATCCCCGCAGGCAAAGCATACGCCCTGAGCTATCAACCGTTTATAGTCAACGCCTTCCTTCTTGCTTTTATACGCCACCTTATCGGCCGGCACGAAGCCCCATACCTTGGCGTGTATTACACCATCTTCTTCGGTAACCATGGCAACTGCTGTATTATCATCCGTCTGCGATAAGTCCATACCAAGATATACACGCCGTCCACGCCACCAGTTGGGGTTATCCTCTATGCGACATGCCTTTACCTTGTTTATATCCACATACCCCTCGACGCCAAGGCCCTTATACTTGATGTTGCAATGCTTACACAGGAAGTTCTCACGCTTGTTTTCGTATAATACGGCCATAGCGCGCATGTCCCGTATAGCATTAAATACATCCTTGTTGTTCACTGCTACAGGATTAGCCTGATATATTACAAGGTCATTATTCTCCCATTGGTCATTTGTAAGCAGTTCATCATCCGGTTCATACAGCAACGCAAAGCGCCTTGCATTATCAAGTAACCCATCCAGCGTTTTCTTAGCAATGTCTATTTCATCTATCATAGCATTGCCATCATTGGGATACTGGGTGGATATGATTATGCCAAGCTTTGATTTCAAAGTTATCTGCGATGATCGCATGGCTTCAATGGGATATGCATCCATTGCCCCCGCCTCATCAGCAAGGAAAGCGTTGGCAAGTTTGCCATCCATTCTATCCTGACTATATGCAAGCGGCGTATATTCGCTATCTGTCAACTTACAGCGTATCTCGCTGCGCAGCACACGGAATACTCCATCATCAGCCAGAAGCGGCGAACTCTTTATTATCTTGCGTATCGCAAGTTTCAGTTCGCTTGAAAGTTTCAAGTCCGGCGCAACTGAAAAGAACCGCGAAAACTGCGGTTCTGTTAGCATAAGCAATATAAAGATTATTGCCGCGTTGAACGTTTTGAAGTTCTTGCGGGCTATTTCAAGTACGGCCGTATTATAGTAGCGGCGATTCTCATTGTCCTTAACGCAGAATACTGCGGTTATCAGCAACCACGCATAATCCTCAAGGCTATCGTATAGACTTTTGCCAATATCTGGATGCACCATTATACGCAAAAGATTACATATACGCGCATATGCCCTCTCGTCTATATGCGCTTCCACGTCTTTGCCCGCCACTATGTCGAGGAACTGTTTGGCCTGCTTTTTAACATAGCGCGGCACTTTGTGGTTACTTCTTGCAGTGCACCATCGCGCATACGCTACCGCAGGGCCGGATTCAACCATTACACATCACCTTTGAGCAATTCGGCAAGTGGGTTTGCTTTGGTTGGTTGCTTCGGTATACTGCGTTGTGCTGCGGATATGGTCATCGCACATTCGCGCTCTATGTCCATCATCATTTTGCGCTTCGCTTGTATTTGCTTATCGAGAGCAAGTATATTTGCCTGCATGCTTGCCATTAGTCGATAGTACGAGGACGGTTTAAGTCCACCGTCCTCGTCCGATAACATGCCGCTTCTATATTCCTTTTCAAGCTGTTCGCGCGATGCTCTAAACTCCGCCTTTATGTTCTCCATGTCCGCACTCTCGGCTTGCAGTTTACAGTAGTCGTTTATTATGCGTTCATAAAGTGCATCGTTCTTCTTTATTTTTGCAAGCAGTCCTGATACTCTCAAATATTCCTTATGTGCTACCGGGTCAGCTTTTACCTCCGCCCGCTCTTTCAGTCGCTTTCCGCTTGCAAGTTCTTTTTCAGCCGCTTCTCGCTGTTTCAATTCCGCCTTTGTACGATGCGATTGCCTTTCGGCGGCTAAAACAGCCACGCTTTTACTCGGTCTGGCCATATCAACCTCCGTTTCTCCGATTTTTCGGTTTTGGGAATTTTTTATATTCAGCTGGGGCCGTGTGGTTTTCGCATTCTCAACTCGGCAGGCCGTCATCTATCGGGGGGGAGTATCCCGAAGGCGCGCCAGGCGCATAAGATAATCAGGTGATATACATCCCCTATCCGCCTGCTTGTGATGCTGCACACACAGGCATATAAGATTGCTATCTTCAAGCAACAGTTCTGGTCGGTCCGCGATCTTAACTATGTGGTGCACCTCCAAACCGTCATAGGTTAGAATCCGATTGTCAAGGCACACGGCGCACAGATAGTTGCTTCGATCTTTTATCTCTTTAGCTTTCTGATGCCATGCAGACGTATAGCGTCCTTTTTCTGCTTCTCTGCGCACATACTCCCGCCGCGGCTTATCGCTGCAATGATATGCGCTGCTATGTACACGCCCGCAATGCGGGCACGTAACCAGTCTCGGCATTTTCCTTCCTTCTTTCCCACATTAAGATTATAACATATAAAATTCGCCAAATCTGTCCAAAAGTGTCCAACTTTTAATTTTGCCCAATATTTTTTATAAGTGCATCTATAGCAAGGGCATGAAGGCGGCGCGCCGTTGTCGCAGAAACGTTACACCGTTCTGCTATATCGGCCCACGATTGATGCGAATCAACGGAGTCTCCGCCGCGGCTATACATTTTCCCGCTGCATTCATGCACTTCATAGCGCGCATAGATTATACGCTGCTGTATGTGTGGCAGCTGAAGTATCGCACCGTCAAGCTGCACATACTCGCGCAGCATCATATCTATGCTTTCGCACAACTCATCTATGGCTTTGTCATAAGCCGCACGAAGCTTCTCGCGTTGTGCTGCCGCGTTTGCCGTTGGGTCGCCCGGCGTTGTGCCGTGCGGTTGGCCGTCCGGCAGCGGCGTATATGCGTCGCATAATGCATCGCGGCGCTCTTTAAGGGCTTCTATCTTTTCCTGTTGTTTTGTCCTTATCCATATAACCGTGCCCCAGCGGCTCAGTCTTTTCTGCATTTCTCTACGCTGTTCTTTCGTTATCTCCATCATATTTGCCCTCCTTTCACTTTTCTAAATGTGCCGCCGCGGCATAGCCTTATTTCAATCTTCAGTTTCCTGCTCAAGCTCTATTGAGCACTGGCCACTCTCGCTGCCGTCATCGGCAATCGATACCGTGTATTGCACATATGCAGCTATTCTTTTAAGTTCCTCCGCCATAGCTTTATCCTTTGCCTTGTATATGCTTATGATTGCAAGGTCTATAAAACCTGTCTTAGCTGCAACCACAGGCGTAGAGTTCGCATTGCGCAGATATAGTTCCATTGTAGGGTTATCTGCAAGCGGCGCCAGATATTTAGCATCTATAAACACAATTCTGCGCGTATGTGTGTATAGCGGTATAAGTTCTTTACCGCCGTATGTTATATGTACCCTGCTCTCATATAGTGGCATATCGTTGCTCGTGAGCAGCATATCATATACGTTTGACCGTTTCACATGCCAAGTATTGCGTTGTTCCTGCGGCACATCAAATATCGCCAGCAGGCTTTCTTCCTCCACTGTCGGCAAGCCATCGCATATGTATGCAGCATTGCCATCTCCAATGAATTGTACAATACTACCGTCTGCGCTTGCGCTGTCCATTATTACTGCGTGTCTCACTTTTTTGCATAGGGCTGCAATGCTTTTAATTTTCATGCTGTATATCTCCTTCTTGTTTTTATCAATCCGTTTCGCCGTGCTGCTTCATACACAATTTCTCAGCCTTGTATATCGGCAGGATATTGCCGCATATGCGCATACGTATATATGGCTTGTCTTGATACCATGGGCTATCAGGCCGAAAATGCCGATATGCCTTACACAATTCAGCCATACTGCTCGCTGTAAAGAGCACTATGCTTTCACCGTTTATGCACTGGGTTATTTCATATTTTCTCTCCACGTTTACCTCCGCCGCGGCGCGGTGTTCTTTTTTCGCATGCGGGCATAAATATATGCTCCATCCACATAATCGGAAAACCGCACCTCCATCGATACAAATGTGTAATCTTTATGCTGCCGCTCGAATATGGTTCTTGCGGCTTCGTAGTCCATCGCCAGCGTATATGCCCGAGCCTTTGACATATGTCTTTTAGGATATATACTCGGCGGCATCACAAGGTTTCTGCTCCCCGTCCAGCGCTTGGCCCCATGCAAATGATTAGCCAGATACTTCGCAAGCCCCGTGACGCCGTTTGCATCCGGCTGCAATGGGTCTAAGTGTATACGGCCATTGCCGCGGCGCATCCACAATGCGCGTATAGCGTTTTCATCCACGCCGCCAGTTATAACAATGTGATGATGCAAGCGTTTTGTTGGCGCTCCCGTTTTAGTTGTCCACGGCGTAACTGCAAGCCATTTCAGCGTAACACCATTTTTCTTATACAGCCGTCTCAGGCCGCGTATAAATGCTTCCCTATCCTTAGCTGCCTGTTCTGGCGTTGGCGATAACTCATAATCAAGGCCTATCACATAGCTTTCGTACTCCGGGAAATTATGCTGAATAAGCCTGTTAAGTTTCATGGCGGCGTTTCGCTGATTTACTCGGGCCTGCGCCGCTGACGTTTTCTTAGCTTTCTTTGCCCGCTGCATCTCCTTCTTATGCTTCAATACCGGGTAAGCCTCTATTTCAAGCATCGGACCGGGCTTCGTTAGCTTCACGCGGTAGTTTTCTATCGCCTTAGACCTTACCGTTTCCGCAAGCTCTATGCCTGTTTCTTCTTCGGGATTGTCAATGTCATATAAACTTGTTATATCATCGCCATACAGCATACCGTTCCTCCCGTTAGTGCAGCGAGTATGAGCTGCTTTCTTTGCTATTGGGTGGTCAAGCCCCGCCCCGTATAGGGGCAGGGCTGCGCCATAGCATATTGGCGCTTGCTTATGTCAATGGGCTTTCGCGGCATAAAGGCCCGAACAAACTTCAGCTTGTCCACTTCTACGTTCCACGGAACAGCATTGCTATTCTTCTCGCATATCGCATGGCATTTATTCCACGTTCCCATTGACAACGCTTCACGCCGCCATAACCATACCTTGTGTGTATTGCATTTTCCGCCTGTTGTCGCTGTGTTAATACGCAATACAAGCCCAAAAAGCTTTTCCACAAGCTTGTTTTTCATTCCCGATAATGCTATAATAGTTATGGATAGGCGGCGCACTCTCGTGCGTCACGGCCGGTATGGAATCCCCTTCCATGCCGGCCATTTTCATGTAGTATATTTGCCATTCTATCTATTACGGAATAAACCTAATCGGATTGCCTTTACGTGTCATAGGAACCTTGGGCGCAGGCTTTATGCGCCGCGATGCCATTGCAACATACTCCGCCGCGGCGCGCACTATTACACGGCTCCGCCCGTCCTCCGATGTAGTTGTAACCAAATCGCCATTAGCTATCAGGCGGTTTACTTGACTTATGCTTACGCCCAGCATTTTGGCGGCAGTCTTTTTATTCACCGTTTCGCCCCATGTGCGCACCCATTGTTCCGCCACGGGCAGCGGCTCATATAGCGCCAACTTGTTGGCGGCAGCCTGAAGATGCTGCACGGTATGGACTACGCTTTCATATGCGGCTTTATATTCTGCCGCAATCGCTTCAAGTGTTTCTTGGCTATATGCTGCAACTACTTCCACGCTCATTTTCTTTCCCTCTTGTCTGCCCGCTGCTTCTCGCGTCTGCGCTCACGGATAACAAATCCCTCAACAATGGCAATGGCTATCATCAGGCCGAATACCACGCCCGGTATAAAGAAGCTGAATACCCCGCCCCATATGTTTGTTATATACATTTTTGTCTCCTTTCGTAGAGTTTTTGACCTGCTCAGTCCTCATGCTGCTTTTTGTCGCATGATAGCTTAGATGCCAGTATTGCTTCGCCCAGATAAACCCTATCGAATAACTCTGCTGAAATAAGCCTGCCCGTAACAGGGTTATATATCTCTATCCCTATAACGTTAATAAGGAAATCTGAAAGTTCGCAGAAGCAAGCATATAAGTGCTGTACCAGCTTGTTTCGCAGTTCCGGACGTACCGATTCATTTCTGGCCATTTCCTCACAAGCTACAGCATATATCTCCATTCGCTCAACCATTTTTACCACAATGTCGCTACGGCTCATCTCAAAGTTATCCCTTGCCCTAAGCGCTCCAATGCTAAATTCCTTTGACATATTTGTTCCTCCTTATTTATTCATTGATGTTAAGTATCGCAAGGCGGTCATGCTCTGCGTACCACTTTTTGGTTTCATCACTTATGCTTGTAGTCGGGCGAAATGCGTTTTTGCCGGTCTTCTTAAAGTACCACTCTTTGCAGCGCGCACACGCCTCCTTTGCTGATGTGGCTTCAATAACTACATCGGCCAGATATTCCGTTCGATTCTCTTTAATAAAGAAATACACTATATACGGTTTCATACTTGTTCGTTCATTCTCTCGGTTGCTCAGGCAGCGGCATCCAGTGGGTAACCTCCGCTTTACCGCGATGCGCAAAGCGGCTTTTCTCTGGCAAATAGTAACCTTTGTCCACATTACGCTGCCCATTTTTTGACTTGGTAGATACAAGCACTTCCTGCCCTTCCTCCGGCAGACTGTCTTTTACGCTTATCCAATCACTCATCCGTCCTGTTCCTCCTTGTCATGCAGCCATTCCGCAACATCGTCATAGCTTACATCTAATATGATTGCGAGGGCCTCTTGCATCGCGCACGACCGGACAGCGGCTTTTTTCTGCTCAGCAGCCGTTGCCGTGTCTTTCGCGTACTCAAACTCCCGGATGGCTTCTTCGGCAGCGTCCGCCAGCTTAGACAATCTTGGATTCGGCCTAAAGCAATTGCACACTGTTTGGCAAGCATTTCCATATCCCATCATGGGGCAATCTACAAGGCCCAGTCCGCTGTTGGCTTGTGGTATTGCATATTGGCACCACGCGCAAAGATTCTTCGTATTCATTAAATATGCTCCTTTATTTATCACCGTTCGGTGATGCTATGGGTAAAAAAACTGCTAAAAAGCCATCTTTATCAAGATTCAATGCTTTAACTATAATGTCTACATCATCTGTATCCGGTTTATACTTGCCCGCTACCAAGCGGCATACTTTATTCTGCGGCCAGCCGATATGTTGAGCAAAAGCTTTTTGCGAGCCATAGTTTGCTATAATCTCGCCTTTCAATTTGCCAAGATTCATGTTCTCACTCCTTTCGTTCTTATCACCATTCGGTGATTAAATCATATCACCGTGCGGTGATATTGTCAACGTCTTTTTGAACAAAATCATTGCAAATGGTGATGCAACATATTATACTGTACGCGAGGTGATATACTATGGATAAAATAAGCGATATTGGTGCTCGTATAAAAGAGTACCGCACAGCTGAAAACATTACCCTGCTTGATATCGAAAAGCTAACGGGAGTGCGGGCACAAACCCTTAATCGTTATGAACTCGGTCAGCGTACCCCTAAGATTGACGTAGCATTAGATATTGCTGACAAGCTTAAAATCAATCCATTATGGCTGCTGGGATACGATGTTGATATTGCCCCGATCGGCACAAAGGAAGCCCTCATCGACCACATACTCTTTGGGGTGTCTCAGCTAACGCCACAGAATCAGGAGCGGCTTGCTGACTATCTAACATTGCTTCTACAATCTCAGCAATAATCATTAGCTTTTCTATTGATAGTTGAGCGAGTTGCTCTCGCGTTATAGCTGCCTTCATTTTTCTTCCTCCTTGCATTTACCGAACTTTCGTTCGGTGTTTGCATTGTAGCAGGGGCATGAGCAACTGTCAACTACCAAAATTGGTAAAAGTCGAGTTCGGTACATATTCATGTACCGATTTTCGCAAAGTTGCACAATCGGCATTTTTATTTTCTTAATTTTAGTGGAGGGTCACATGAAAAGAGTCTTTATCCTATTTATCACGGTAATGCTGCTTGCTTCCGGCTGCACGTCCGGTCGCGATTCAATGCCAACCTTATCAGAAGATACAACTTATTATATGGGCACTTTCGGTCTTGCTATTCCAGCAGGCTGGCTGTACAATGAATCCAGCGACAGTGATACCATTTTCTTTTATCCATCACAATGCAGCGGTATGATTTCACTCGCAAATGCCAACAAATTAGATTTAGTGGATACGCATAAAGTAGCTCTCTTTTTGTCTGGCTATGATAGCACAAATGAGGACGTTGAGGAAATAGACCTGCGCGGTTTTAATAACGATTATAAATGTTACGGAGTAAGTTATGAATTTTATTGCACTCGCTGGGAAGAACGTTGGTATAACCATCTGTATTTAGTTGACGCCGATACCGAAACCGCCGCAGTGCTGATTTCATATCCAGCAAACTTATCAGAAAATAACGTTGCTCTTTTTAACGCAGTCATAGAGTCTAATATGTTATCGATTGATTCCACCAACGACATAGATAATACATTTATTGAAGAATCGGCTTCACAGAAAACAGAGCCTATTTACGATGATGCTACTGGGGATTACATATATTCCAAAATCACAAAAGATTATAAAGAAACTTCTTGGATTAGGCGCGTTATAGGTACTGAGGTTTATGATATGCAGGATAAAAAATATGTAGCTGTATACGCTAAACCAGTAGTTGCTGAAGATAATCTCGACACTGTAGAAGCAATCATAAATATGATAGCAGATAAGAAGTATGTTGATAAAGCGCCAATAGACCTTCTTGAAACACTCGGTGTTCCTGCGTATATTTATCTTTGTATAGCAGGCGGCAGAACGCTTAGTGATATGGAGCTTCTTTTAGATAACAATGGCGTACCCGGCGACAAATGCGCTCAAGCCCTTCGAGACTATATAAGCTATAGTGAAGAAGGTGACTTGGAATATATCGCTGATACTATACATGAAAACTACCTGCCAAGTTGTGACTGTGTTATTTTCAAATATGATGACGAGATAGTATATACGGTTGACTTTAAGTAAGGTGGGCTAAAGTATGGCACGTAAGAAAGCGCGTATACGCCGCAAGGTTGTCGTTGGTCACGATGCTGACGGAAAAGCCGTGGTAAAATGGGTAGGCGGATATACCGTAAAAGAAGTTGAAGCAAAAAAGCAAGAACTCATACGCACATATATACTCGGTGCAGGTGAAGCACAACGCAATGTGCTTGTGTCTGTGTACATGCAGGAATGGTATGATGCTTACAAAAAGGGCGAAATAAGTGCATCTACAAAACGTAACTATGCAAATGCTATCAACAATCATATCGCCCCGTACATAGGTGATAAGCAAATGCGAGCTGTCACCGATATAGACTTGCAGAAGGTGGTAAACAGACTGGCAAAAAAGAGCAACACGTTGATAGGCGATACATATAATATACTGAAGAACGTATTTGCCCATGCATATGCTCACGGCAGCATAGACCGCAATCCGGCAATATCGCTTGTACGCCCAAAGGCCACGAAGAATGAACGCCGTGCGTTGACCCCCGAAGAAACCGCCGCGGCATTGAGTGTTATAGAAACACATGAACATGGCCTGCTCCTTGCGCTTTTATATTATGCCGGCCTTCGCCGTGGCGAGGCCTTGGGCCTACGCTGGGAAGATGTAAATTTCAGCAGCCGCACATTGCATGTCCGCCGCGATATAGATTATGTTACTAATAATCCCGGTGAGCTAAAAAGTAAAGCGGCAAACCGTCGTATCCCAATACCGGACAAGCTTTATGATATGTTATACCCGCGCCGCGGTCTGCCATCCGTTTATGTAATACAGTCGCCACAAGGTGGTTCATACCTACCACAAAGCACATACAAACGCTGGTGGGACCAGCTCATGGTTGCGATGTACGAAGCAGACCCCTCGATAGAAAGTAAGCTACTGCGCACGGTAAAGACAAAAAAGGGCGGCACACGAGACGTGTTCTCATCCGTTCTAACACCGCACTTCTTTCGCCACAACTATGCATCAGTACTATACGATGCCGGGGTAGATGTTTTGGCCGCGCAGAAGATTCTCGGACATAGCGACCCGTCCACGACACTAAGCATATATACCCATCTGTCCGAGGCCAAGGCCGACGCAAATGCGAAAAAGGTGCTTGCTGCGTTCAGTAAGGCATAA